TTAGCAGATCTCTCTTGACTCCAAGAACTTACTTTACCAACTTCTGTTCTAGCTATATTTTTAGCTCTACCTAGTGATTGCCCACCAAGAACAGTATTAATATTCTTTGCTAGTTGATTAAAGAATTTCTCTCCCTCTAGTGTTCCTGCAATAGGAGCAACAATTCCTAACTTCTCAAACTCTTTTAAGGTATCAGTAATAACTTTGGCTATTCTTTTCTTTGTTGTTGCATTTAAGTCATTCATAACTCTTTTAGCATTCTCTTGTATAAAACTTGCTGCTTGTCCATCTTGAAAGACTGATTGAACTGCTGCAGGAACTTCTCTCTGTCCTCTATAAAAACCATTATCTACAATTTTCTTTAATGTTCTTCCTGCAGGTAATAATGTTGCTAATTCCTCAAATACAGTTCTTATTGCTTGTTCCTCTGGTATAGATACTCCTAAATCAACAGGATCTGCTGCTTTGAAGTTATCATTTGCAGGAAATAAGTTATCCCAAGTTCTAACTGACATATCATCTGCCAAAGAATAGAACAATGGTAATAATTCTTTATCAAACTTAGAGCTTTGTAAAAATAGTTCAATGTTAGTTTCTAATGTTTGTGTATCATTAGATGCTTTAGCTACATTAGATAAACCTCTCCTTTGTCTGTTTAATTCCTTAACATAGACACCAGACATAAACTCCATCCATTTATTTTCAAGATTATCTATAGCTTTCCATAACTCTTTCTTTTCTACCTCAGTTCTATAATGTTTAACTGTTGGTAACCCTAAGAATTTAGTTGTTGGCTCCTCCCAACCATGTAGAGAAAATTCAATAGACTTTTCCTCTTTAACTTTCTCAGCTTCTTTAGTAGCCCAATTAAAAGCTCTCATCTTATTAGATTTAGATAAATCTCCACCCCATAACAACCAAGCTACCTGTCCTGCTGTTGGTCTATCACTATCTCCTGATAAATAAGCATCTGCATCATCTGAGTCTAAATCTCCCTCATGTCTAGCAAACCAAGCAGCCATTCTCACAACTTTGTTATCTGAAATCTTGCCATTAGCCATATCTCTGGCTTCTCTCTTTGTTTTATCTGTTAATCCAGATCCTGCAAATTCTAAGAGTTCTAATCCTCTAGCAGCATTTTTTTGTATATAATCTGGAACATTCTCTACAGCTTTATTATCTTTCTTTGGTTTTTTAGGTTTTTTAGGTTTGCCATATTTATCATCATCAGCAAAAGATTCTATTTGAGCTAATCTCTCCTCAGCTTCTTCCATACTGTCATAACAACCAAAAGATCTATCTCCATCCTCTGAATAAACACAGTATTGCCCATCTTGTTCAATAATTACTTTTTCATCTAAATCTATAATCATAGCTTCTTTGCTATCAATAATTCCAGAAGCATATTGCATTGGCTCTGAATGATACATTGTTACTTCTGATCCATCTACAGGAACTTCTGCTATTTGCATATTTCTAACAAAGTAATCTCCATTATCAAGTGCAGGAAACTGTGTTGCTTGTCTTGCTTCATTAACAGTTATGAAACCTGCATTAAAACCCTGAACAATTCTTTGCATCTCTGCATCCTCATCTTGAGATAAAGCTCTTACATCTGAAATATCATATTTGAATAAATAAGCAGGATTATCCTCAAAATCTTTTCTTAATAATTGTTTAGTAAATTCATTAGCAAAGTGATTCCACATTGGAATAAGTTTTTGTTCAGTAAAGAATTCTCTTAACTCTTTAGCATTAGAATAAGTTGCTCTAGCTAGTCCTGCCCCAAGTCCTGCTAATATTGCAGGAACACCTAAAACTGCTGATATTCTTTCCTCATTAATGTATCTAAGTTGTCCAATCTCTAATTCCTTAGGAGAAAAAGAAAGAGTTTTAATATCAACTTCTCCACCAGATATAACTAATGGTCTGCCCCTATTCTCTCCTCCAAATCTTCTTCCAAATACTTCTGCTATATTTTCAGCTTCATCACTTGTCATTGATAAATCATTCTTTGGAGATATAACAACTGATGGAACACCTGTATTTTTAACTAATGCTGCTCCCATTTGAGAAGCTGCAGCATCTCCTAAAATTTCAACCATAACTGATCTAAGTGGAGCTAATCCTCTCCTGTGGTTTCTAGGATCTATTCTTTCTCTAAGATGTATCATATCCTCTGGCAAAATCTCTAAAGTGTTGCCTTTTTGTTTATATTGATACTTAGTTATTAATTGTTCATTGTTTCCTTTAACCTCAACCATCTCTGGTAGAAGTGGAACTAATTGAACTACTTGTCCTGCATCATTTCTTAGTTTTAAGATAAAAGCATCTCCAGATACAGCAACAGATGTAACAATATAGTTATTCATTAAGTTAGCTGACATGTTTGGATTAGGATTAGCTATTAATTGACTTGCAGGATGTTCTTGTATTAACTCCAAGCCCTCATCTGTCTTTACATAAACTTCTAATGGTGGCTCACTAAATGCTGTTCCTAAAACATTTAAACAAGCTAAAGCTGCAGAGTTACCCTCTGGAGACATTTGATTTACACCACTAAAGAAACCTGCATCTGCATTAAATGGAAAAACTATCTGTGATGTTGGAAAATTATTATAAGTTTTTTGTTCTGTTGGTATTGATTGACTTCTAAAAAAGCCTCTAATGTTATCTGCTAAACCCAATTAAGTTACACTCCATGTTGTTTTTCTAACTATTCCAAATCTAGCTGCATAAGCTAGAGCATCCACCATATCATCATGAGATCCAGAGGATGGAAAGCTAGTTAATTCTCTTTCAAATTCTACAAGCCATTTAGCATTTTTCAAAAACCATATAGAGCCATTTTCAACTCCTGCTGCAGCAGGAACTGATCTAGCAGTTTTTGATTTATCTGCCTTTAGGTTTTTTATTGGCAAACCCTGCCTCCTAGCCATTTGAATAATTCCAAGTCCAAAAGAAGCATCTTCAACTCCCAACCAAGACATATTCCACTTAGTAATCATTGCTTCTATCTTTGGGAGTAAATCAGGAGCTTCTAATCTGTCCCTGAATATATCCATTATTAATAGCTTACCACTAGGAGTAGATCCAACTGCCATTATTACAGAATAATCAGCAGTTTCTTTAATACTTAAAGCTGTATCCATAGTGCCAAAGATTGATAATTCTGAATGCTTAACTACTTCATCTCCTAAAATATATTCTAGATCATCTCCATCAATAACATCATAATATTTAAACCACTCTCTTTTAAACATGTGTCCAACTTCTGTGAATTCTGCTAAAAACTCTTGAGCATAAACTAATGAGCCTAATTCCTCTCTTGCTTGTGCTAATTCATCTTTATTTATTCTAGGAGATTGCTCAGTAGGATAATGAAATACTTTCCAATCAGCTCTCCTCTTAGCATTGTCAAAGAGTTCATAAAACCAATTCATGCCATTAGGTGTAGATATAAATAAAGCTTTACCTAATGAATCAGAAAGAATAGGTCTAACTGTATCCCAAGTTTCTTTATTTTGATAAGCAACCTCATCAAAGATTATTAATGAAATACCACCTGCTCCTCTTAAAGTTTCTGGTTTATTAGCTGATTTAATTTGTATAGATCCACCATTCTTTAAAACTATTCTTTTCTCTACTTCTCTTGTTTCTGCATAATCATCTGGTAATTGTCTAACTAAAGATTTTAAATTTAACCAACTTTCTAATGCTTGAGGATATACAGGAAAGATAATCCAAACTTTATGCCCTTTAAGAGCTTGATCTACAGCTGCAACTAAAGATAGAGTAGTTTTACCCCATCTTCTACCACATACTGCAATAATAAATCTTTTCTCATCTAGAGCTTTTATAACTTCTAACTGTCCAGAATGTAGATCTGGTGGAGTTGCTTCAATAATCTGTGTCATCATCTTGCTCCCAATCCCATTTGAACTTTATTTGAGGATATTCTATTTGTGTTACTTGAACTTGTGGATTTCCTAGTCCATAAATCTGAGAAATCATCTTGTAACAAATATCTAACAATCCTTTAAGTTCTGTAGGATTCATAGAAGCTAAATCTCTTTCATTTATTTCATTTATTATTTTAAAAATTAATGGTTTTAATTCATCAGCTAAATCTCTAGCAGTTTCTCCAACTTGAGCTAAAACTTCATTAACTATCTGCTCATTAAGCATTCTATTGATAGCTTTTATTCTGTCCTGCCATTGATTTTTAGCAGCTATTTGTTTAACTCTCCTGTCTGTAATAGTGAAATTTTTGGAAACTTTTTCATAAGATCTAGAAGCTCCTAAACCTAAATAATATTGAAATCTTTTAAAATCAGAATTACTTTCTCCTACTTGTTGTTGATTAGGCAAAGCTAAAGACATATCATCAATATAATCCATAGATAAATTATAACTTAACTGTGAGATTTATCTGAATGTTTGCAGTTACAAACACTAACCCAAGTATTATTAACTTTTTCCTTAAAACACTTCTTTTTAACTTTAATATCATCAACTTCTAGCCAAACTTGAGCATCATTAGGATTTTCTTCTTTAATTAAGTTATATTTAAGCTTTGCATTACCAATTAGCTCAATGTGTTTAGCATTAAGAAGTTCTTTATTGCCATCCTCATCAGTTACTTCAAATACAGGCAAATCATAGTTTCCCTTATTTAGATTTAATCTAATGTTATTTGTGTTGATTGCTATATATTTAGCCATTATCCCTTTAACTTAAATAATAGCTCAGTAAATAAGCTTTCTTGCATATCTAAATCTTTTTCTAAAATTCTAAGTTGTTCCATCATTGAACTATGAGCTAATTGAAGCTCCTCTATTGTATTAAATAACCAACCTATTACTGCTACTAAAGTAGATAAAATAATAGGCATTAAAGCTTTTTTATCTATTTTCATTAAAATCTCCTACATAAAATTAGCTAATAGGAAAGCTAGAGAAAGCAATACACCTATATAGCTAAAAAACTCTGTTTTTGATAACTTTGCATTAACTTTTTCATGCAATTCATCTATTCTTTTATTTATTTTTTCTTGTCCATCAAGCACTAGCATTAACATTTCTTTTTGTGTTAAGCCATTTCCATTATTCTCAGGCATAATATTAATTTAATGGAGAAACACAAAATAATGAAACTCTAACATTTTCTTTAGCTCCATCCTCTAAAATCCAAGCTGATTTGTTTTTTTTAGCAAAAAATTGGATTGTGCCATATCTCCAAAGAACTTTATCTGTTACAGGATCTATTATTCTTTCATCAGTAGGAATAACAAATTTAACTTTTTGATGCTTCTTGTATTCTCTGCCCTGATATATCAAAATATTCCTTATCTAATTCAATTCCTATAAAATTTCTATTTGTATTAACACAAGCTACACCTGTACTACCACTACCCATTGTAAAATCTAAAACTGTATCATTTTCTAATGTGTATGTTTTAATTAGGTATTCTAAAAGTGCTATTGGTTTTTGTGTTGGATGTCTATGTGATTTATCTAAATTATAATGTAAGTAGTTTTTTGGAAAGCTATAATTACTTGCATTTTGATTTAAACTGTAATTTTTACTAAATCCATGCTTTATAGATTTTGGTTTATTTTTATTTTTTTGAGCTTTTTCAGGTTTATCTTTTTTTGTTTTTATTGGATAATAATTTGCACTATTTCCATTTTTAGTATAAGTGGCATTTGCTAATGAAAAATTAACAATAAATTCTGTGTATTTTAATGGTCTATAATTAGCCCTTATAAACATACTTGTACTATTTTTAATCCAAACCCATTCATATTTATAATTTTCTATATTTGAATTTATAAGTGCTGCCATAAATGGATTATTAGCAAAAAAACACATATTGCCCTGTTTTTTAATAATTCTATGGCATTGTTCCCACATTAAATCATAAGGTATTATATTATCCCACTTACTTCTAGTAGTTCCATAAGGTAAATCAGTTAAAATAAAATCAATAGAGTTATCTGGTAACTCTTTCATAATTTCTAAGCAATCTCCATTAAATAGCTGTATCATTTCCAAATAATTCCCTGTAGTGCATTGTCTTTGCAGCTTTTCTATAAGTATGTTGATCTAAAGCTGAATTTAATAACTGATCCTCATCATGTTTTAAATTTATATAAAATATATGCAAAAAATTAGTTAAAGTTTGTGCTGATTCCTCTTTAACAGTAACTGTTCCAAGTTCTGTTGTAGTTTCTATGTTAAAAGATCCATCATAATTCATTGTGATTTTAACTAATGTTGGCATTGATTTCATAAGCATATAAAACTCAACACCTCCCTGATGGGCTAATTTTTTAGAAAATATTTGAACAGGATCTACTTTAGGCTTTACTTCACTAATTTTTTGTAATTTATCTATTAAGGTATGTTCATCATTAATAAACATCATTACTGTTCTATAGCCAAGATTTATATCATCAGCAGCATATTCCATTAAAACCTCTTATATTGTAATCTTGTTCTAAATGATTCATTCTACCTTTACTTCTTTGCATTATCTCTAAATGGTTATCTAAACAATCACATTTAGCATCAATTAAATCTGTTTCAAAATAATTAATATTTTCATTAATAGGTATTTTATAATAAAATTCTCCCTGTTCATTTTGGTTTAAATAATTATCTGAAATATTTTTAATATTGATAGTTGCAAACTTATTTGGAACACAGTTCATAAATACACAACCTGCTTCAACATTGATATATTTAGCAACATATCCTCTAAGTAGATTTATTTTATTTTTAGAAATATAGAAATTAGAAAGTTTATCTAATGAATGATTATGCCAATAAGCAGCAACTTGTAGTTCCATTGGATAATAAATTTTATTAATCTTACAAACATAATCCTCAAAGTAATCCTCTTTATTTTTAACTATCTCCCAATTCATATAGTTACAAATAAATTCCCAAGATGTTCTGGCTTTATTATCAAACAAATCATATTCATCTTTTACAATCTGCCTCCTACCATTTTGATTAAGAGTCATACTTCATTTCCCCAACTATCCCAACCATCTGCTGTTTCTCTTGCAAAAAGTTCAATTCTAGGTAAATCTCCTAAAAGTTCTACTATTCTATCTCTGGTCCTAGTTGGCTTTTTAGAATGTTCCATAATTCTGTCATCTAATATTGAATGAACACTAGCTGATTTTCTTTTTAAAACACCTTTAGTAGCTAATAAGCATATTTCTGCATTAGCTCTTGTGTAACTACCTAAACCCCAAAACCAAGAATCTGATTTTTTATTTCTTTTAACCCAAGTAAAAGCAACAGTTTTATATTTAAAACCCCATTCTTTTATTACTTCTAATGCTTCCTCTAAATGTGGATAAGTAGTCCAACAAAATAACCAACAATTTTCATCTGCAATATTTTGAATAGGTAATTTTTTTAATTCTAAATCATCCATAACTTGATAATGAATAGCAGGTGTTTTTTTTCCATTTTTGCTCCAAGCTGTATGATTCCAAGCAGGATCAGCATAAATAATATTATATTTTTTATTTGGAAAAGGTATCATATCTCTCCCAACAATGCTTAGAAGCTCTCCAATGATGCCAACCATCATTTTTTACTAACCAAGCTGCAGTCTTTATGTTTGTTTTAGGATTAAACATATTCAAGTTTCTATTATAGATGTCTTTTTCAAGCCATTCTTCAGTTTCAGAATTAAATTGAAATAATCCCTGATCTACAGAATTATCTTTATTGACATTAATTGCATTTGGATAACCATCACTTTCACAGCTCATAACTGCTAAAGCTTTTAATGTTTCATCTCCAAAATATTGCTGAGTTAATCCATACCATTGTTTAACATCTTGCAGATGATTGCAAAGAAAATAATCATCTATAGATTGCTCAGTTATTCCATTAGTTAGGAGTAAAGAGCAACCTATAAATAATTCAATCATTTTTTTACTAATTCTCCAATACCATCCCAAAAGCATAAAGAATATAAAGTATCACAAAGCTCCTCTGGTATTTTAGATCTTTCATAATTATTCTTTAATCCCTGTGTTCCTGTTCTAGATCCTCTAGGTGCAGCTTCATGACAAGATGCTCCATTTTTGCACATTCTAGGAGTAAATTTCAAATTAGTCCATATATCAGTTGGCTTCATTCTTGTATCTCCATATTGACAATAAGAAACTGTGTATCTTTGCAAAGGCAACATCATAGGCATTTTTCTTAATAATCCTCTAGGATTTTCAATAAAATAATATTTAGGCTGCCAATAATTCATAATATAAATTGCTTGTTCAACCATTAATAAACCATCATGAGCTGCTTCTGTTTTAGGCTCTCTATTTCCATATTGATCAGGAGCTGTCCAATGTTTGCTACAACTTGCTATAGAAAAAGTTGTGCATGGTGGAGAAGCCCAAATAATATCTGGTTTGAATGGAATATTTTTATAATCAAAGTCAAAAATATCTACAACTTCATCAATATTTCCATATTGTTTTATATCAGTTGTATAAGTTTCAAATCCATATTTTTTAGCTACATTTGAAAAACTACAACTACCTGCAAAAAGTTCTAATACTTTCATAATTTTAAAAACCAACTAATCTTATAAACCAACCTAAATTAGATTGTTCTAAAGCATTTACTGATTTTTGCCCACAAGCTATAAATAAAGATCCACTTGCTGAAGTTGTAGTATCATTTCTTTCTGGATTTATAAAAGCTAATCTGCCTTTAGTAAATAAAAGTGCATCAGCTTTAAGTGCAAAATTATGAAACCATAATGTGTCTGTTCTTGCAAAAACTAGAGCAATTCCATCTCTATGTTGTATAAATTTTTCAAGCCAATCACTTGTAAATCTACCATAAGGAGGATTCATCCAAACAGTTCCATTCCAATCTTGAGATAAACCATCATCTTGTTCAGTAAAGTATTTTTTAGCAGGAATCCAATCAACTCCACCAATAGGAGCTGCTACATCAATATCAAATTCTATTCCTAATTTTTTAAATACTTCTGGTGGTGTAAACCAGACAACAGATTGTATTTTAGTTGCAGCTCCTTTAACATCAGCAAAAGCAGTTGGTCTATATTTTTCTGTCATTTATTCCTCCTCTCCAAACATTTCATACCAACATTTTGGATGGATTCCTGTAATCATTTGTTCCCTTAGATCTTTATCTAAAGATGTAACAGCTTCTTGAATAAGTTTGCCCTGATGTAACCAGAATAATTCTTGAGATTGTATTTCAACTGTTCCTGTCTTATTACAATGATGACAAGTTTTAGTTTCAATTACATATCTATCTCCATTGACATAGTCATATATTTTTTCAAGAACTTTCATAATGCCCAATCTTTCACATAAGCTTTATGAATTCTAGGTGTTCCATTTTTATTTAATTTAGCTCTTTGTTTATTGTTACAATTACAGTTTTCCATATAAATCCCTGAATTATATTCATCATTAAGCCTAGCAACTGCTTTTCTAAGATTTCCATTATTAGAATATATTGGATCTAGAGAACATATTTTGCCCTCTAGTTCCATAATATAATGAATTTGCTTAAATTGAGATAAAGTCTTTCTCTCCAAAGATAAAGTTTCAAACTCTGTCAATGGCTTTGATCTAGCAAAAATACTTAACATTATTCTCCTCTATCTCTTTCCATAACAGATAAAGTAGCCAAATCTTGTATTTTATTTTTAATAGATTGTAGATTGTTAATATCTATTTCATTACTAGCTATTCCAAGTTGCCCTAAAGCTTCTGCTGTAATTTTTCTGGCTTGATCTATATCTTGAGCTGATACACTTAAAGCAAAATCTTTAAGGTTATCTAATACAGCTTGAGTTCTATGAGAAATGTCCTCTACTAATCCCTCAGCTTCTAACATCTCAATCTTTGCTTCTAAATTAGTTTTTTTAGGAG